GCGTTGACCACCTGGGGCGGGAGGGCGGCGTGTAGCTCCGGGGCCAGGGCGGCGATCACGGCCAGGGACTTCTCGCCGCCGGCCGCGCGCGGGAGGGTGTGCGCTAGGAGGGCACGACGACTGGCGTTCAACTGAGGTCGATTCGGGTCACGCACATCATCGGCCAGAATCGGGGCGAACGCGTCCGGGTTGCGCTTGAACGGGATGGCCGTTGACTGCACGAGCGGAGGGTCCGTCTTCTTCTTGCCCTGCACGAAGTTCGGCACGTAGTTGGGCTGCCGCCAGGGATCGCAGACCTTGTAGAAGTCATGGAGGATGGCGACCGCGCACACCTCCAGCGCGGTGACCTGATGCCCGTTCTTGAGCGTCCAGGTATCGGCACCGCCGCCTGGGTTGGTCACGCCTTGCGCATAGCCGCCGGCCACCCGCAGGCCGTTCTGCAGCACATCCTCCACATGGTCCAGCCAGCCGCCGACGTAGGCATGATGGTAGGCCACCCGGACAGAGCCGGGAGCGGAGCAGATCAGCGGCTTCAACTGTGCGTCCTGCCAGAGCGCCAGCAGGTGGTAGCCGTAAGCAGGAGCCGACGAGGCGGCCTTGCTGACCGCCGTGGTGACGCGCAGATAGAAGTTGTCGATTTCAGCTTGAGTAATCATGAGAGGTATCGTGGAGCAGGGGGCAACAAAACAACCGGCAGGTCGCCAATGCGCCCGGACTGCAATTCCTCCTGCCAGCAGTTGATGCAGGCAGGCACATAGTGCGGCGGAAAATGCCGCGGCGCGTCGGGAGCCAGATGCGGCACCAGGCGGTTGGATGGCACGAATCGAATCAGCCGCCCGGAAGAACCATAGAAACAGAACCAGCACATCCGGCTAGGCTCGCCAACCACCGACGGCTCCGGCAATGCAAGCGACACGCCACGCAGCCGGGTATGGACGGAACACAGTGTCCGCCATGCGTTGTGAAAGACCTCCGCCTCGTGCAGCCGTGGCACATGTCTGGCATACTCCTGCCAGGCTGTCCGCCATGCCGCTATTTCAGACTCCGTCAACTGAGTGATACCTGTGCCTGAATCAGGCAGGGTCACCGCCGGCGGCAACGCCGCCGGCTTGCTTGCTTCGCTCATTCGTAGATCCGAACAATCCATTGACCTGCAGCAGCGCCGCCAACTCGGCCACGCTGCGCACACAACTGATCACGACCCCTTGCTTGAGCAGGAGCTTCTGCTTCAGCCTGAAGACGGGCGTGATCACACCCTTTGCATCGACCACCAAAGGCACACCAGAAAGCACTGGGATGCGAAAGTCCGAGACGTAACGAATCGGAGCCACTCGCCTGCCTTCGTGCTCGAAACCATCCTGCAGAACATGCTCTGTCTGACGCTCAAATCCAATCCCTCGATCTTTGAGAAAACGATAACAGGACATCTCCAGCTTGGAGGCAAAAACAATGCCGTCCAGCGTCCGGTCGTCCTTGGCGGACACATGGTATTTACCACCAGCCAAAGACGCAGGCGGGACACTGCCGGCATGCGTCTTCGCCTTGGAAACATCCACTCCCATCTCTGCCAGTTGCCGGATCGCCGAAGGCCCCAGCACGCGCAGAGGAATGCGTCGCTTGCCCATCTCAGGTGTTCTTGCGCAGAACGCCGTCGATCATGTCACCGTGCCGCTTGGCAAAAGCCAACGACGCCTCGTCGTCCATCTCGAAGTCCAGCCCTTTTTTATGCTGCGTGATTGGCGCAGCCTCACGGCTGGAAGCCGAGGTCAGCGTTGACGCCGGCTGTTCTGCTTCTTCGCCATCCTCCGGGGCAAGGAGCTTGGCAAGCTCGTGGGCTACCCCAACCGTATCCATCGGACCAGGCAGCAATCCCAGCATGTCCGCGCTGGCGGATTTGCCAAGCGCCGGCCGCCACCGGTCAGCCCGCTGATCTCGGTTGACCTCGACCGCAAGCTGAGCCAGCACCGACAACTGCTCCTGCACAACATCTACGTCACGGGACGCCAGCTTGCAGATCACGTCATACTCGCCTGGATGTGCCGCCTGAAACTCAGCAGCCAACAACGGCCGAACGGCGTCCGACAGGCCAGGTCGCGCGGCCACCCAGGTCGCCGCCAGGTCGCGCTTGAAGAGCGGCGACTCGACGGCAGACGCCCCTTTGACCACCGCGAACATACCGTCCAGCCCTCCGGCCTGGAGTGCCCCCAGCACTTCCTCACCGCGTCCATGAGAAACAGCCGCGACAAGATCAGCCATGCCGCTGGCTGCACTGGCCGTCTTGTTGGACAAATGGTTGCGCAGCAGCGTCTCCGTAGCCTCTGGGGTCCCGTCCACATTCTCGACGGTCTCCTCGGACGGCACGCCTGATGGCGCCCGACGAATAACTACCTTGCGCGGCTTGTCCCGATTCGGCGATTTGAGCGCGGGATACTTGGACGACAAGATTCGGTTGCTGACCACCGCTGAGCCCAGCGTCGTCAACAGCGCCAAAAGCCAGGCGCTACCGACGCCCTTAGTCAGGGTAGAGAATTGTCCGCCAGCAGACTTAACCGGACTGAGACGGTCCAGGTAGATCTGCTGGGCCTTGTCGATGTCCGACTGCAACTGGCGTTTCCGCTGCTTGTGATACAGGTCGCGCACCAGGTTGTAGGACAACAGCGTCCCCAGCAAACCACCAAGCCCACCGAATGCAAACGTGGCGGCGGTGTTGCTGCCATCAGAAGCCGACTTGGGTCGCGCCGGCAGATTGACATACACGACATCGTCGTCCCATGCCGTGTCAGGGCGCTGTGATTGGGCGGACCGGGTGCGCAGGTCCTGCAGGTAGCGCAGCAGACTGACGACCGACGCCGTGCCGGCCCCGGCCATGGCTCCGCCAGCCATCATTCGCCCTACCGTGTTCCAGTCGATTTCAGCGGACTTTTTCATGGGGATGGTTTCCGTAAATTCAGCACGCGCTTGAACATGAAGTGCTGCAAGACCATGAAGATCAACCAGACCCCGTCATGAAACTGACGGTCATGCTCAACAATGGCGTAGCACGCGCGGTTGCTGCGGACGTTGGTAAGAATATCCGCATAGCGCTTCATGTCCTCCGCAGAGTTGGTGCGCAAGGTCAGCGCCTCCACCTTATCAGGCCGAAAGGCATCCGGTATCTGAAGCTGGTTGGGAACGCTCGGCGTGGTGTCCCACTCAGAGCTTGAGAAATCAGTCGGCGCCTGAGCAGGAACAACCCCAGGCAAAGGACGAACGGCGGCGGCCGGACGCGCCGGCACAAAAGCTCGGCCAACCGGCGCAGGCGGCAGACGATGCGGATCGTGAACCAACTCAGAAAGGGCTGGCGACAAGGCAGTCATTACGAAGTGCGGGGACGGCGTTTCCGAGTCTCGTGCTCGCGGTCATACCGATACTCATTGGCCAACGACCCCTGTAGCTGATGACCAAGCCGGCGGTAGTATTCCTCCTGCTGCTTCATGGCCTCAACCTCGGCCGCATCCTGGCTGGCGTGTCGGGATAGCAGCCAGTAGAGCGATCCCAGGCCGGCACCACCCAGCAACGCACCATAGCCGATACCCTTGCCGGCCAGGCCGGCCGCGGCAGCCGCATCGGCGAACGCCTGCTTGTGCAGCCCGTCATGCAAACGGCAAGTCCGCACGACCGTATCGTAGAGTCCAGCGTGATGCTGCGTCCAGACCGCAGACTTGGCGGCAAAATGGGCGTGCCATGTGGCCGGATGCCCGGGCGCTCCGAACGCGTGCATGCAGTCCGCCGCAGCCTTGAGCACCATGCGCCGAACTGGCTCGCCATCAGCCGCCAGCTTCTCCTGCAGCCCGCGCACAGCGCTGAGTGAATCCAGAGGAACATCCTCGGCCAGGCTGGTCTGCACCAGCGTCAACGGGGAAATCGCAGCAGTCATGGCAAAACACTAGCAAGCCCGACAAGGGCTGACCACTCAAAACACATGGCGAGGACGCCCAAACAAGTCCGTGTCCGTCTCGGTGGTCTGGCCATAAAAATTGCGCGAGCCGCCAAAACGGCTGGCGGCATAACCGCCGACCAGCGCAGACAACACCGACCCGACGAAACCCAACCGCAGCAGATACCTGGCAATGATGATCCCAGCGCCTGCGCCGGCGGCCGTGCGCAACAACCCCACCAGTTGCGAGACTTCCGGGGCGGTTAGCTCAGGCAGCATGCGCATCAGTGCGGTCTTGTCGGCGCTACCGACGCCGCCGTCAGAGAGCAGTGCAGCCCGGACAGCCACCAGCGGATCATCTCCCAAAACCGACGCTTGCTTCTGATTGACCGTGCCGGCGCTACCCAGGCTGCGCCAGGCCCGAATGATCTCGCTCAAAGCCGCCGATCCGGCACCTCCCACAGCCGAACCTGACAGCGCGGCCGGCAGCACCTTTCGACCAGTGCCAAGCCCATAGCCCGCGCCACCCAGCGCCCCAAAAGACGCACCCAGCAGAAGCGATCGCAGCGTGTCATTGCCCAGCGAAGACAAGTAGCTGCCGACCGGACCGAGAAGGTTGCGACCTTCGGCCTGATCTGGCGCCGCAACACCAAGCCGGTAGGCCATCTGCGACCGGGTCAAGTCGCTGGACTGCTCAGAAGAAGGTTGCGCCGTCGGCAGACCTTGGAACGGGTGCGCCGGATCGACCCCGTAGCGACCCGCCACGAACTCTCGAAATTGAGGGTTGGTGACCATAACGACATCAGCGTAACACAGGCCCGGAACCAGAGCCAGTCACAGGATTAACAAAGCCAGGATCAGCAAGACCATCGGCCGCGTAGCCGCCGTCCTCCGCCTGATCCTGGTTAGATGGCCGGGAAGGCAGTCCGGTGGGTTTGTTGGACGGCAGAGATTTGCCGCGCAAGGCGCGCAGGAAGCTGCCCAACTCCGCGCCAACGTCTGGCTTGGAGGTCATGCCGGCGCCCCTCCCTGCTGATAAGACGCAGCCACCTGCTGACGTCCCTGAGACTCCCCGGAGCGTCGGATGCGGTCCATAAGCTCCTTGGCCATGGCATGGAGTTCAGGCTTGGTAGTGGACACCGCCTGCATGGCCTTAGTCCGTTCGCCGTCGGTCGGAATCGACAACCAGTATTCGGCCAGTTGCTGCGCATCGCCCTGCACATCCAACGGAGTGACCTGCGGACCACCCGAAGGCGACGCTCCGGGCATGGAGCCACCCATGGGCTGGCCCGCGCCGCCAGCCGGAGCCTGCGCCATGATGGCGCCGGACTCGATCTCCTTCTGCAGTTCCTGCTGCGCCTTGACCTGTTCCCGCTGCCGGCCCATGTCCTCCTGCAGGCGCTTGCGGAATTCCGCCACGGTGTCATCCACCCCGAGGCTCTCGTAGGCCGTCTCACGGCTGATCTCGCCCATCGCCGCAAGCTGATAGACGAACTGCTTGCGCTCGATACTGTCGGCCACCGAAGGCCGCTGCAACCGAGTCCGCATCTTGGCGTAGCCGAGGTAGCTGCGCACGCTGTTCGTCACCCAATGCACCAGGCTGTTGAAGCCGATACCAACATAGCTGAAACTGTTCTCGAAGAGCCGCAGCGCCGTGGGCATCTGCACAAAGGCCACGGTGCCCTTGAACAATTCCTGCGGAAAGCCCATACCATCCAGCAGCGCATTGGTGTGGAACTCGGCCAGATCGTAAGGCGTCAACTGCTTACCCTGCGCGCCAAACTCCTGGTAGGTCACCGGGAACGGTAGCGCGTGCATGGCGAACTTGTCCTTTCGCCGGTTGTCGATGATCTGCTGAATCTGGCCAACCCACTGCGGCATGATGATCATGTTCAACGCGTCCGTGATCTTGTCCATCGAGCACGGGGTGAACAGCCGGAACGGTAGCATGTAATCCATGGCCAGCGCCTGGTCGATCTTACGGTATGCCTGGATCTGGTAGATGTTCGGGAAGTTGAGCAGAGTCCCAGGAATACCCCACCCCTTGTTCGAGATGCCCGTGATGTCAGGCGCCTTGAGGTGAAAAATGGTGCCGGGATGGAAGAGAAAGTCGGCGTTCAGCGAGATGGCCTTGAGCATGTCCATCGGAAGCTCGTTGATGGTATGCAGCCGGCCGCGCTTGACGTCGTCGATGGTGGTAGTGTCGAACCGATACACGAACCGCGTCGAACCGCTCAACGCCACATGGTCCAGCGTAATCTGTTCGGGAGGCAAGCGGCGCAGCCGAATACGGCTCGCGTCCAGTGACTTCCGGTCGCGAAACTTGAACTCGACGGTGTTGCCGTTCTTGGGGTGCGGTGCCGAGTAGGTCATCCGCTTGAGGTTGAACCGGAGCGATTTGGGCTTGAAGAAGTCCAGCGCATACTCGGCGCCACCCTCAGGATCGACCAGGAACCGATCAAACGGGAAGTGAATGCGGATGAACGCATTGCCGTAAGTCGCCTCCTCGTCGCCGACCTCTCGGAGAAACCCAAGCAGGTTCAACTGATCATGCAGATAATCATCCCACTCGCGCTGCTCAGCGTCAGAGCCGCCTTCGTAATCGAAGTCGGTCACAAAGTAGCTGCGCACCCGGGTCGAGGCTTGGCGATACTGGGGCGACAGCAGGTAAAGAAACCGCGCGAACGACAGGGCGCTCTCCAGCGAATCAGGTAGCGCCTGGTTGCTGTGCATCAACAGCGGATCGTCGAAGACGCGTCCACCGATTCCGCCGAGCGAGTCGAATCTAGGGTCCATCCGGATCTGTGGGAGACAGCGTGGCCGCGAGTTTCTTCAGACCAGGATCAACAGGCGATTCACCCTCGCACACTGGCTCGCCATCCTCGATCCTGTCGCAGGGACGGCCAGAGCAGACAGAGGGCGTGACGCCAGTTTCAAGGTTTCCTGTCTTGGTCATTCTTGGGGTAGAATGCGCACAAACGTCATGCCCCGCAAGCCCATACTGGGTATCTGGAACGAGCCACCAAGATACGCCGCATCGTAGGGCTGGCCGTCGATATGCAGACGCAGTCGAGGTTTGAGATCACCCAAGTGCAGCCGGAAATCGTGCCGGAACAGCACCGTTATGCTGGTGTCTTCAACGGCCACCTCCGCGGCCTGAAACTCCAGCCGAACAAAGTCCAGCGGGGCATCAAACTGCACCGCGCAAGGCCGCTCGGCCGAAGGCGGGATCGCCGACGCTCCGCCAGACGAAACACGCGACACTGAAGGCTGAGACGAAATTGGCGGCGTGCCATTGCGGAGGGCGGCCACACGCGCACGCTGCGCCAGCACAGCAGGCGGCGGCGTTCCATGCAGATCGCTGAGGTTCATGTGCGGGGCTTCATAAGATTGTGACGATTGGCCGCATAACCACGAAGCAAAGCAGCCAGACCAGTAATGCCCACAGGCGTCAATGGCGAAACCTGCGCAGGTCCGGGAACGTCGTCCACAAACTTCACCCGCAAAAACATGACCTGGCTGGCCGTCGAATGATCCACCAGCACACGGAGATCAGTCATGTCGCGCCCCCGCAGCGAAAGCTGAGTCACCCCAGCCTCATCCGCCACAAGCACGCTGGGTAGCCCGCGCTGACGAAGCCCGATGAACGTAACAACGCCGGCAAGTGCTAACGCCTCCGAGATCATGGCCGGATCCGATTTGGCCAAAGCCGCCTCGTAATACTTGACCGCAGAGCGTATCATGGATTGCTCCCGCAACTGGTCGGCATCAAACGCCGCCGAATCGACAAAAGCACGAACGTCCAGACCAAGTGCCTTACAGACCGAGGCCAATCGTGCCTTGTCCGGGGCGGCCTTGTCGGCGAGCCATTTGGCGACCGTGCTACGCGGTAGATTGAGCCTTTTAGCAAGGCTGACGGAAGACAGTTGTTCCTCGTTGAGGAACAACCGCAGGCGCTGAGAGAACGCCTGCTGATACGGATACTTGATTTTCACAGCAGCGCACTGTCGCGCCCTGGCCAGGCACGACTACCTACCAAAGTGCTCAGGCTGCGGCAGGGACGGCAGCGCCACGCAACTCCGGCAGCTTGTCCAAGATGACCTTGGCGAGCTTGGCCTGACGTGCGGCAGTGTCTTCGCCGACCTTCTGCGCACGCTTGAGCAAGGCGGCGGCGCGGGGCGCAGCGACACCGGAACCGAGCATTTGAGCGGTGAACCCAACGGCAGCCTTGCCGCTGGCCTTCTTGATCTGTTCTTCGGAATAAGGCATGGCGCAAACCTACCAGCCCGAACAGACCTGTCAATACGAGATGACCAGCCAGTAGAGCAGCCCGGAAGGAAAACGCCGGTCAAGCCCCTCGATCTCGTCCCAACGCAAGGCCGGGAAAAACAGCGCCCGGGAATGGAGGATGAAGTCTCGGCTGACCTTGAAGCAGTCCTGCCCCAGGGCGATAACCAGCGAATCCGTCTCGACTTTTTGGACATGGGTCTGCCCGTCCGTCTTGTCCGTGCTGAGCAGCAGATCCGCCATCAACGGATTGATACCGCCGAACAGACCACGCACAGCCCCTTCGCTGTCGGTGACGATGAGGAACACCGACCGAGGAACTTCTACCTTGTGAAACGCCTCCTTAACCGGAGGCTGAACTGGATTGTTGGGCATAGTTAAAGAAACGGGGCACCTGCCCCGTTTGAAGACGACCTCAGTCGTCGAATGAATACGTCGTGTCGATCACATCCTGCATCCAGCCATCCAAGGCTGGCATCTGGTCAAACCCCAGATCCACCACCAACGGCACATCCGGCGACATGCCGGGAGCCATCTGATCACCGAATCCAACGTAGAGCGCAGCGTAGCCTACGCGGTCCATCAACCTGGACCGCAGCCTAACCGCCTCCGCATCGCCGGCCGCGCGCGGCAGGATAGCCACCGGCAGCACCGGCACCAAATCCACCGACTCCGACGAGCCGGACAGACGTTTGCTGACTTGTCGCGTGGGCGAACTGACCTCATCGGTCAGCAGGTAGAACCACGGCCAGATGGACCGCAGCGACTGCTTAGATTGCGATTTTTCCAGTGCGGTCAGGCACACAGGATACTGGGCAATGTCGAGCCACGCCGGCGGCACAAGCGTCCGGGACGGCTCGACCTGACAGGTGCCTGCGCCACCAAAACCAAACGGAGCACCAGTCACCGACAGCACCGTCGATTCCTCCAGCACAGGTCGCACTGTCATCTGGTCGCCCTCGACCATCCTGGCCATGCGCCAGATGCCGATCTCCAGACGCGCCAGCGGCCAGCCGTTGCCCGCCTTCTGCAGCGGATCCGACCAAGCCGCCACCGTGCCGCAGGACAGCACGTCCGGTTGTTGCTTGCCCTTGCGACCTACGAACGCGCACAGGGTGATTCGCAGCCATTCCAACGGGACATCAGCCAACGGCTGCTGCACCGGTTCCGGCTGCTCGGGCTGCTCAGGTTGTCCGCCTTGCGGTGGAAGACCGTTGTCCATTGACTCTACGTCGGTCATTCGAGATGCGCCCTCAACTTCAGGCAAGTCGTCAGCCGTCTCTGCGATCTCTACCCCTGCCGACTCCACGGGCGACGCCTGACGGCGTTTTTTCTTGCGGCTGTATTTCGACTCAGGCGCCTCACCTAAGTCAGGGATCGACGCGCCAGCAAGAAGCGCGTCGATCCCTTCACCAAACACTGGGTTGTTCATAAGCATGTTCTCCAAAACCAGACGACCGCCTGGTCATGAATTTATGCCACAAGAACAGCCCTGATTACGGGCGCACCAGCACCAGCCGGTTACCGCCCGCCTGGTTGCGGATCTCAACCACCTGCCCACCAGCGAAACGGTCGCCCGCCTTGAACGTGTCGATCCCAGACCGAACGCCTCGCAAGATGGTGTCGAGCGTGCCGGGAGCAATGCGAGGAGGCTGAGAAGTCACCGAAACACGGCTGTCGGAAGCTACCTTGACCACCACCAGATTGTTGTCGATGCCGGCGGGCTCGCCGTCTGGCGCGCGGGTGAAGGTAGGCATGGTCGAGGGTTTGTCCATGCGGGTGATCTCCGTGACCACGCCGTCCACCAACTGCAGCAGAAAATCCGACCGCTTGTCGAAATCCAGCCGGCCGTTGGACACGTCATCAAAGACGCGCTCGGTGCAGGGCAGTCTGCGCGGCGTGAAATTCTCACTCACCACGCTAACCGTGAAAACCTTCTTGCCGTCCCGCAACTCGGGAAGCTCGGAAGGATTGAAGGCCGCGACCTTGATCGTCTCAGACGAAGGACGCGGAGTAACAGTTGCAAGCTCGCTGGTCGAAGCCAGCGGATCTGGGATGTTTTCGTTCATAGTTGGGTAACAGGTTCCACCGACTTTTCTCCGCCCGACCTAATCTGGTCGAGCAACTTGCGCGTGCCAGTCACCGTGGCATCAGCAGCCTCGCGAATGTCTTCGACGCTGACCACGCCACGCTCGCACAGCACCACACCAGCACAGACTCCGGCCACAAAGCCGAGGCCAAATCCGATCATTGTTCCAAAGGACATACTCAATGCTTCACGCCCCTGCGGACGCGATCGTATAACTCTTTCTCCACCAGGCACGACGGCTCGCCCATCTTCAAAGCCGGCCGGCACACCGGGCAGGCTGTCACATGATAGATGCCGCCGGGCTCAAACGTGAACCCTGACGCATCGCGATGAGGAGCCAGCCGGCTCACCACCTGCCGGCAGCCGACGCACACCAGCAAGGCCATCTTCTGCGTGTCCTTGCGACAGTCGCGGCAGATGTCGTCCAACACCGAGCCGAGCACGGGCGACACGCACGGCGTCAACTCATCGACTCCGATCAATTTCTTTTGGCACGCGCAACGCAGCATGCCAGGAGGAAGCGCCGCCGGAGACGGTGGCAGCACCGGCTTGGGTAGCCGGCGTGCCACGTCGCCCAGTCGGGCCAGCGCTTCCTCGGGAGTCATGATCCGAAATAACTGCTGATGAACTGCAGCTTGTCGGCGTCAGGCGTGTCGATAAACGCCTGCACGTCATCCAACTTGCCAAAAGCCTCGGCACGCTTCCGGGCCAGCCGGGAGAAATCCACCTGCCGCACGTCGCCGATGATCTTGGACAAAGACCCTCGGAAAGGCGGTGTAAAGCGGATGTAGCCCGTCTGATCCATCTCCCGAAGCTTCGTGCGCAAGGCTGTGACTTTCCGTAGCGTAGTGAGCGAAAGCAGATTGCCGAGACCGATGTCATAGCCACCGGAAGGCACCTTGAAGCCATGCTGCCGCGCCAGATCGACCGCCCGTTGATACGCCTCGTCCGGATGATCGCGCAGCGGGACAATCCGGGCCACGTCGTTGTCGTTGTCAATGCGCTCCAGCACCCGGGCCGATTTGAGGATGCCCAGAGCAGCCCCTACCTCCGCCTGCTTTAACTGCATGGAGTCCGCCAACTCCTTGACCGTCCGCTGGATGACGCCGCCAGCTTCAGCGAAACGATTCAGACCATGAAACACCGCCTCCACCACCTGCTGTGGCGGATAGCGCTGTCCGATCAAGAACCGATTAGTCCGGAATGCCGCCTCGTCGTGAAATAGGCGACACCAGGCATCCTGACCATCACGACCAGCACGACCGACCTCCTGAGCCAGCGCCTCAATAGAAGCCGGCGCATCGCGATGCACCACGCCGCGGATGTCGGACTTGTTGACGCCCAGACCAAAGGCATTGGTGGCAAACATGACCCTCATCTGGTTTCCCATGAACAGGTTCTGATTGCTGACACGCTCGTCAGTGTCCATGCCGCCGTGATAAACCAGGCAACCACCTTTGATGGAGGCGCTCAAAGTCCGGAACAATTCCTCCGTCCGGGCACGCGTGACGCAATAGACGATCATCGCACCTTCGATGGCGTTCAGCGTGCGCAGCAGTTGGCCGTCCGACTCGAACGCAGTGCTCGCCAGATGCAAGTTGGTGCGCGGCGGAAGATAGACCACCTTGTGCGCATCCGGCACATGAATAACCCGGCGGATGTCACCCTCCACCTCCTCCGTGGCCGTCGCAGTGAGGCACAGCACCACGTCAGGCCTTATCTCCTGGATGAAGTCACCCACTCGGGCATAAGCCGGCCGGAATGAGTCGGACCACTCCGACACCAGATGCGCCTCATCCACCGCGATCATGTTGGGACGGCGCACACCAACGGCCTGCTTGAACCGCTCATTGTCCATCCGTTCAGGCGCCACCAGCAGAAACTGAAGCTCGCCCGATTCCCAGGCAGCCAGTGTCATGTTGTTCTCCGCCTGAGTTTGTGCGCTACTGACCTGTCCCGCCGCCAGGCCATGCTTCTGCAGGTTGACCACCTGATCCTGCATCAAGGCCACCAGCGGACTGAAGATGAGCACCCGCCAGTCCAGGCACATGGCCGGGATCATGTAGATGGCCGACTTGCCGTGGGAAGTTGGCAGGATGCAGATCGTGTCCCGCTGCGTGAACAAATTCATCACCGCCTTGTCCTGCCCGGCACGTAGTGACGAAAATCCCAACCGTGCCAGCACTTCTGGCAGCTTCGTCATCGCCCGTCCAAACTGATTCCAGTCGCAATCGCTCATTCGTTCAGCCGTTCAAAAATTCTTTTCTACGTTGATCCTGCTGGGCCACAAACGCGCGCTTGCAGTCGTCCTGCGCCGCACGGGCTGCCGAGGACGACCCGACCACGCCACTACCCAGCAAATGGCCGTCGCCGTTCAGAACCGTCCACTGCCACTGGTTGTGTGAAGTCCGACGAACCGACCGCTGGACCCGGTAAGGAAACATGGCGGCGGCGATGTTGGCGTTTCGTCCAGATTTCACGACAAGTCCTCCCGCAGATGCCGCATGCGCCCCGCCGAACACACTAGGTGCTCCTCCGCTCTGAGCAAGCGCTCGCGCATGGCATGCACAAGCTCTCCGAGACTCTCGAACCGGAACGGCAGTCCTCCGTAAGTCAACGTCCGCGGGTCGGACAGAAACACATCGGTTCGGCCTGACAGAAACTCTGCCTGTCGAATGAGGAACCAGAAGTTAGTTGGTGGCTGGCGGCGGAACAGGTCCTCCAACGGCAGCAAAAAGCGCCCATTGATGAAGCCCGCTCCGCCACCAGGATCTTCCACCAGATAATGGGCCGACTTACGAAAACGGTCGATAAACTGACCCGCAGCCAAGGCCACGACATCGCCAGCACGAAGCTGGCGGGATGCGTAATCCTGCCGCAGCACAAATCGGTATCTTACGTTCCGCATCATCAGCACCAAGTCAGTTCAACGAAGCACGATCCGGCGGCAGATTGAGCCGCAATTTAGACCGCACTTTCTGCTGCTTACGCGCCGCAGCCTGCCGCTGCAACCAGGCGCGCAAAGCAACCAACCGGGAATGCGTCAACCCTCTCGGGGGCGGACGAATCCCAACAACGAAGACGCGATCACCAAGGAAGTATCTTTCATTCCCAAGATCACCGTTTCCACACCAGCCCCGCGTGCCTTTCTGGTCCATCCATCCACCATGTCCGGATCCTCCAGCCGGCGGACGAAAAACACCGCATCCTTGCCGGAAAAAAGCGAGTCAACGACCACCATGGTCTCGTCGCCCCTGTCATACAGGTTGCTCAACAGCAAGGAACGCGGTCGCCGCAGTTCGGCGAACACTGGCACGCGCTGCTCCAACAACGACACAGCCCAAGGATCAAACGGCAGGTCCAGCCGGCCGCACCCAACGAGCCACATCAATACTGCAGGGATACCGGCAGGACTGCCGTCCTGCAGCACTTCTGCTTCACCTGTGGCGGTCTTGATGAACCGCCGCACTTCGGCCTCACTCAGCTTTCGAGGTATCATCGACAGGAGGCACATCCTGCGCCTGCGCCGCAAACGCAGGATTCATCTCCGGCGTCACGAACAGTGGACCGTAACCGGTCAACTGCATTCGCAGCGCCAGATTGTTCACCAACTCCGGCTTGCTGTGTAGCAGGCCGTGAAACTGCTCGGGCGTGAGTTCATCCAGACCAAAGTCACGGCACACCAGCGAACGCGCGTTGCGGATGGTGATGGGCAGCAGCTTCTGATCGCTCAGCACTTCCGGCAACTGGTTGGCCCACGAAATGGCCGGCGTCTGGATCTCAGCCGTATCGCCCTGCGGCACCAGCGTGAGCGTGTAGATGCAGTCGCCGGGAGGGCCGAACGAGTTCTTCGACACCGTCAGCTTCACGTTCATGCCCACCTTGACGCGCTCACCATTGATCTGCCGCACGTCGAAGTTTTTGCGGGTCAGGATGAACTGCAACGCGGCGTTCTGGTTGAACGCCTGGCCTCCGATGGACTTGCGGTTGAAGGTAGCCTTGACCTCTGGCGAGATGAAGGAACCGCCACCACCGCCGCTCATGTCCACATCCTCGTTCTGATGACGGATGGTCACCAGGAAGGCGTTGTGGCAACGCAGCAGCGTCGGAAGCTCCCGGCACCACCAGTGCGACAGCTTGGCGTGTTCCTGGTTGCTGCCCTCGCCCAAGTCGCGCTTGTTCTCCGCCTTACCTTCACCGGCGTAGTAGCTGACGCTGCTGGCCTGTGTGGGCGCCAGCAGCTTGGAGAACGTGTCCAGCACCACGATGGCCGGGTAGTTGGGTGGCCAGTAGATTTCAGGACCGCTCTTGGGATTCCGGATGGTCATCAGCCACTCGTGAATCTTGACCGCCGCGTCGCGGATCGTGAACACCTGCTCACGCTGAACCGCCGAATACATCTGCGCGGCCAGCGCACGGTTGGTGTGCAGAGCCTGCTGCACCCGACCAGGAAGCATGGGCTTGTTTTCCGTCTCCAGATGCAACGCCGGACAGTTGTGCCGCAGGAACCACCCCAAGATCGTCCAGCCCAGCGTGGTCTTACCAAGCCCATCGCCGCCGAGTATGTCCAGCAGCGTGCCCGAGAAGAAGCCACGGCTGCGCATGGCTGTCTGCAGCAGGAACTCCGGCGTTGGAATCAACAACCGCTCATCCGGACCAAGTGTGAAATGCGACCGACGTGCGGTGGCCTCGACCTTGGACAAACTCTCGCGCACTGCCGCAACCATCTTTGGGCCGCGGGCCAGAATGCTGAACGGCGCCTCGCCGGACGCTTTTGATGTGCCTTTTTTCGACATAGAGAAGCACCGCCAAACGGGGCCTGGGAGGACCGCCTCCCAGGCCCCAGGTTAGACCACCATCACGCGCGCGGCCGAGAACTGAGCGCCACGAACTCCTGCATCTCAGCAGGCGTCAGCGACTTCGGATCGGCCGAGAACTTCTGCTGCAACTCAACCACGCGTGCCGCCTCATGCGGCTGCAACGAGGCTGTGGCTGAAACCTGCGCCGGAGGCGCGGCCATCACCGGAGGAGCCGGCTGGGGAGCCGCCTGCGGCGGAGGAACGAACTGCTGCGCCGGAGGCGCGGCCATCACCGGAGGAGCCGGCTGGGGAGCCGCCTGCGG